GAACTCGGGTGGTCCGTTCCCGTGACACCTATCCCTAGACTCGTAGAGGTCGTGTCGAACATGATATTCGAAGTCGTCCCGACGAATGTTGCTCTATTCGTCCCCTGAAACTTAAGATGACCGTTCGCGGACATATCTATTATTTAGGGAGGTTTTTTTAAACGAAAAAGTCCGGAGGACTTTGTTTGATACGAGTGGCTCTACCACTCGGGATGTCTTTCTTGCAAAGTGGGTTGCACTTTGGAGGAAAAGGTCAACTGCTTAGGCAGTTGGAATAGACGGCCACACAACACCCGTGAGGTTTCCGTCCGCGTCTAAAGTTGGTCGGGCCGTACGAGGCAAGTCCCTTAGAGCTTGGCGGTAATCCTTCCAGTTCTGGATATCCAGTTCGAGCCAGTGTGGATAATCTGGGGTCATGTATTTATCACTCTGGTCGAGGAGAGTGTTCCGTTCCTCTCGGAACTTTTTGATCGCATCAGCGTTCGTTAGTTTGTAGAGTGTATATTCATACGCAATATCGAGAGGTCTTGGAAAGTTCTCGTCATCGAAAACAACACTCTCCCACGTGGTTCCATCGGAGGTATAGGGTTCACCCGGGGCTATACTTTCTAATATTTGGGCGAGCATATACTTTACCGCTACATTTTTATGACACGAATTCTATGTAAACGAAACCATGTTGACCTGTGTGTGTTCCAAATGAGGGGCTGCTCCCATTATTCCTCGACGAACCACCGAGCCCACCAGCGCCCCCATAAGCGTTAGTACCACCACCGGCGTACCCACCACCACCACCACCACCCGTCGAAGAGCCGCCACCACCACCGAACCCCCCGGGCCCATTACTGGAGGAGCTGGGGCCTCCCTGGGCTCGTTGGGAGTCCCCGGTGGTGCCTATATGATAACCGTTTCTCCCACTCCCGTCTCGGCCGGACTCGTAGACAAAACCAGAACCCCCACCCTGTCCCTGTAAGCCGGCTAATGTGCCGTTGATGGTGGTATTACCCTGTGATGTTCCACCATTCGAAATTGCATATTGCGCGTTCCCCGCCCACCGCGTGGCGTTCTTTCCACCACCACCACCACCGACAGCATACAAATATGTTCGATCTTCACTTAGAACCCATGATGCTCCACCACCACCACCACCGCGGTATGAGCCATTCGAACTGCCATACACAGTCGTATCCGCATCCCCACCGGCTTGTCCTACAACTATGGCAAATTTTGTTCCCCTTGTGATCGAAAAGTTTCCTTGGCTATATGCCCCAAGCCCAGCGCCGACGAACGTACCCGCTGAGATGTTGTAGGAATGCCCCCCTCTCGCTCCAGCTGCTTTAATTGTATACGTCCCAGATTTGGGGGCTGTCCATATTTGAAAACCCCTATCGGTGTTGCTGGTGCTGGCGGCGTTGAAATAAGCAGTGTTATCCGTCCATGCGGGGGAATACGCAGAAAGAAGGCTGCTGAGCATCGGTCCCTGCTGTCCCGTTTGCCCCGCATTCGTGAATGTAAATGAAGTAAAGGCGTAAAGTTCGGCACTCCCCACGATATTGATTGCTCTATCTGTGAACAACCCGCTGTTATTATCAGTCAATCGGAATGTTACACTCGTCGTACCCACCGCCGCAATTTGACCTGTTATAGCACCTGTACTCTCGGTAAGAGCAAGACCCCCAGGTAAGGCGTTACTCCCGGGTGCTACATAGAACGTCATATTCGTACCACCACCACCATCTGTACCTACGAGTGTTTGAGTTTGGGACGTACCAGTATCGAACCCCAGGTTCGCACCAGCCGCGGTAGTCCATTCGGCTGGAAACCCTATCGTGGCAGTACTGGCCCCGCTCAAACCCGATGTACTATTAATCCTAACTTTATAGGGTTGTTGGGCGAGAACCCATGATCCCGATCCACCAAAAAATTGTACATTGTTGAGTCCAATATCATAGTCCGTCGAACCCGTGTTCTTTGACTTTATTACCACTCTGAAATAAGAGAATGCTTCAGTTGACCCCGCGGATAGTGTTGTGACATTTGTGGACAGAGTCGTCCCCGTCCCAGCATGAAGTACCGTCCAATTTGTACCGTCGTTGCTCCCTAATATAACAAATTGTCCGTGTTGGAAGTTTGATTGAGCGCTACCTATTACAGCGCGAGATAGTATAACTGGGTTGGGTATTTGTAATTGTATCCAATGCCCACGATGCGTTGTTCCACTTATATCTTGAGTTGCTGCGGAGTCAAGTCCCGCTAAATAGGGTGCATTAGAATCATAGCCCACAGTGGCGTTACCATTTGCACTGTGCCAGTAACTACCCGTAGTCACAACATCATCAAAGGCCTTGTACGCGTTAGTCGAGTTCATTGAGGCACTCGCTGTGTACCCCGTGATCGAATCATTATTTGTCAACGCATTAGGTGGAAACTCAACCGCCTCACCCCCCATCTTGAAAGTTACCTGGGTCCCGGCAGCGTTCGGTGCGCTCGCATCGACAACACTATACAAACTTCCATCGACACCTTCCAATTGTACCGTCGATCCACTGACAATACCTGTACCCGTCACCGTGAATACCTGGGTTGATGTGTCAAAGACAAAGCCGGTGGTAGCGGTGTCGGTAATTTCGTAGATATAGGCAGAACCGGTGTTGGAAATACCACCCGGGTCTTCGTTCGGCGCCCCCGCGATAACCTTCGCCCCATCCCCACTCATGGCGACACTATAGCCGAAGTTGTCACTAGACGCACTGTCCGATGCTCCAATCTTTGCATGTTGGACCCAATTCGAACCATCGTAGGTGAAGATATAGGCAGAACCGGCGTTGGTGTCACCACCAAAGTCCTCACCGTTCGCCCCCGCGATAATCCTCGTCCCATCCGAGTTCATGGCGACCCTGTTGCCTAAGTAGTCACTAGACTCTGGATCCGATGCCACAATCTTCGCTTCTTGAGCCCACGACGAACCATCGTAGGCGTAGATATAGACAGAACCGGCGTTGGTAATACCACCCGGGTCTTCGTTCGGCGCCCCCACAATAACCCTCGTCCCGTCCGAGTTCATGGCGACAGCGCCCCCGAAGTGGTCACTATTCTCTGGATCCGATGCTACAATCTTTGTACCCGTATCCCAAGACGAAGACGAACTATCGTAGGTATATATATAGGCTGCACCGGCGTTGGTAGGGCGCGAACCAAAGTCTTCATACCGCGCACCCACAATAACCCTCGTCCCGGCCGAGTTCATGGCGACACTCCACCCGAACTCGTCAAGCGTTTCCCTGTCTGGTGCCACAATCTTTGTACCCGTATCCCAAGACGAAGACGAACTATCGTAGGTATATATGTAAGCAGAACCGGCGTCTACAAGATCACCCGCCTGCCCGACCTCATCAGCCGCATCCTCAGCGTACGCCCCCACGATAATCCTCGTCCCGTCCGAGTTCATGGCGACACTCCACCCGAAATAGTCCGACGTCTCCTTATCCGATGCCTGAATCTTCACACCCGTACCCCAAGACGAAGACGAACTATCGTAGGTATATATATAGGCTGCACCGGCGCGATTAAGACCACCAGAGTCTTCACGGTACGCTCCCACGATAACCTTCGTTCCATCACCACTCATGGCGACGCTAATCCCGAAATTGTCATACGAGTTCTGATCTGCCGCTGGCGCTACAATCTTTGTACCTGTATCCCAATTCGAACCATCGTAGTTATAGATATAGGCACACTCTCCGGCTGCCACCGACGAAGCATAACCGACCCCTACGATAACCCTCGTCCCGGCCGAGTTCATGGCGACACTGTACCCGAAATAGCGTTCGGCCGTCGCATCTGATGTGGGGGGGACAATCTTTGTCTCAGTGCCCGCCCCCACCGTTGACCCTCCACTAACAAGTGTGGTTAACGGCGAAATACCAGTGACCGTGGGTGGTTGGGCGATAGACCCCCACCCCGATGCCGTGTACGATTCCATGAACCCAGTTGTGGAGTTATAGCGGATCATTCCGTTTGCGACTGTCGCCGGTCTCTGACCCGTCGTACCACTCGGAACGGTCAGAGCACCTGTTCCAGAAGTTCCGACGACGCCGGCCACCTCAACATTCCCACTGGCGACTAAAGAAGTCGTAGGATTCGTAAACTCTAGGGTTAAAGGCGTTATATTCCCCGTAGCAGTCACGGCTTCGAGAGAGTGCTGCGCTTCCACGTT